CCGACATTAACCGGCTTTACGACGGAATAACGGAGCCCAAGTACCGAGTCGGCTTTGATCGCAACCTTTGGCTTTGGGAGCAATACGATGCTGCCAACACCTACCTTCTCGTAGCAGATGTCGCCAGAGGTGATGCTGCTGACTATTCTGTGTTTCACATTATCAAACTGGAGACAATGGAAGTTATCGGAGAGTATCAGGGCAAGCCAAACCTAGAACAGTTTGCGGAAATTCTAGACACCACCGGCAAGGAGTACGGCGATGCCATGCTCGTCGTGGAAAACAATAGTTTGGGAATTTCCATCTTAGAGAAACTACAAGAGAGAGAATATCCAAATCTTTACTTCTCTATTAAGGGCACGCACGAATACATAACAGAAACACAGGCGCAGGGCATAAACAACTCTGTTCCTGGTTTTACCACTTCTTCGAAAACTCGCCCTCTAATAATCGCTAAGATGGAAGAATTCATTCGCAACCAACTAATTACAATATATTCTTCACGAATAATCGGCGAATTCAAAACTTTCATCTGGAACAACAACAAAGCACAGGCTATGAGGTCATATAATGATGACCTAGTGATGGCTCTTGCAATTGCGTGCTGGGTGAGAGACACAGCACTAACAGTTAATCAGCGAGACATGGAATATAAAAAAGCAATGGTCAGTTCAATGAAAGTCTATAGTAACAATTTAAACACAACTATTTCTGGCATGAAAAACCATAAAGAAGATCATGCCGCAAGACTGAAAGAACAAAACCAACAATATCAAGATTTCATATGGCTGATTAAAGGATAGATAAATGGCTAAGAATGCAAAAAATCCAAGAAACCCATCGTCAGAATTATTTAGAACTTTAACAAAGATCTTTTCTGGCCCAATAGTTTCTCGAAGATCACAAACGGGAAGGCACCTGCGCAGATCGCAGATGGACAGGTACTCATCTAGGTTTAAATCGGCAAGCGGCCAAGAATTCAAGAGAACAAAATATAGCGAACTAAATACTACACAATTGTCCATCATGTCTCAGCACAACAGGGCCGAGCGCTATGTTGATTTCGACCAAATGGAATACACACCAGAGATTGCTTCTGCTCTCGACATTTATGCAGACGAGATGACAACACATTCTTCTCTGTCTCCGATGCTAAACATCGCTTGCCCGAACGAAGAAATCAAGGCAGCGCTTCAATCCCTTTATCACGACATCATGAACATCGAACATAATCTCTTCGGCTGGTGCCGTTCGATGTGTAAATACGGAGACTTCTTTCTTTATTTGGACATTGATGAAAAAGAGGGGATTACAAGCACGATAGGTGTTCCCACTCAAGAAATGGAGCGACTTGATGGTGAAGACAAATCAAATCCAAACTATGTCCAGTATCAGTGGAACACTGCCGGCATGACTTTCGAGAACTGGCAGGTTGGCCACTTCCGCATTCTCGGCAATGACAAATACAACCCTTACGGCACATCAGTGCTCGAAGCCGCTCGACGCATCTGGCGCCAATTGGTTCTTCTTGAGGACGCGATGATGGCTTATCGAATTGTCAGAGCCCCAGAAAGAAAAGTTTTTAAGATTGATGTCGGACAGATTCCACCAAACGAAGTAGAACAATACATGCAAAAAGTTATTACTTCTATGAAAAGGAACTCTATTGTTGACTCAAACACCGGCCGAGTTGACCTTCGCTATAACCCTCTTTCGGTTGAGGAAGATTATTTTATCCCTGTCCGCGGCGGCTCTAATACGGAAATTGCTACTGTCGGTGGCCAATCCCGGACCGGCGACATTGACGATGTGAAATACCTGAGAGATAAATTGTTCTCGGCATTGAAAATCCCAGCATCCTACCTTACTAACGCAGAAGGCGCAGACGAAGACAAGACAACCCTCGCCCAAAAAGACATCCGTTTCGCTCGCACTATTCAGCGATTGCAGCGAGCAGTCATTTCAGAGCTTGAGAAAATCGGAATCATCCACCTTTACACCCTTGGTTACGACGGAGAGGATCTGCTTGGGTTTAAATTACACCTAAACAACCCATCCATCATCGCAGAGCTTCAAGAGCTAGAGCGATGGGATAAGAAGTTCAGCGTTGCAGGCTCTGCAAACGAAGGATTCTTCTCTCGCCGATGGATCGCAGAGAACCTATTCAACATGTCCCACGAAGAATTCCTGCGCAACCAGCGCGAACTCTTCTACGACAAGAAGTTTGACGCAAACCTCGCAGCAACCGCAGAGGCAGAGCAGGAGATGGCTGCCAGTTCGTTTGGCGGAGGCGACCTTGGTGGTGATCTCGGCGGAGATGACCTCGGCGGAGACGATCTTGACTTGGGCGGAGATGACTTGGGCGGAGATGACTTGGGCGGAGAAGACTTAGGTGGCGAAGATCTAGGCGGAGAAGATCTCGGAGGCGGAGAGGAAGATGTCCTTCTGGCTGCTCCTGGTCGTCGAGAAGATTCCCCAGCAGACATTCGACGCAAAGATCGTATTCGAAAGAAGGCAGCGTATCAGAATGTTACAGCAGACGGCCGGGTGTCAAGAGGCCCGCGCAAGAAGAATTATAAGGCAGCCGCCGGCCCAGAAGTGGGAACAGCCCGTTCTGTTTTCCCAGGTAAAGTTGGCTATGGGGGTCTTGATTCCTTGTCTAGTGGGAATTCCTTGTCCAAAGGGTTGTTCGAAGAGCAACAAACTATTTATGAAGAGACATTTTCCAAAGAAGAATCAAAACTTCTTAAGACAAGCATGGAAGCCAAAAGGCTTATCGAAGAACTTGAAAGATCGGAGTTAAAAAAGAATGAGACTAAAGCACAATAAGAAGCGTAACACTGCCTTTCTTTATGAGGTTCTAACTAAAGAGGTTGCAAAAGCGATTGTCGCGAAAGACCTTAAAAAGAAGGAAGCAGTTCTTTCTTTGATGAAAGAATTCTTTAGTAAAGGCAAAGTTCTTCGACGAGAGCTTGAGCTATACAAATTGCTTGGCGAATCTCATGGAGCAGATATTTATTTCGCAGAGCGTCTCATTCAAGAGGCGAAGAAAGAATACGATTCTCTTGACAAAGAGAAGATATTTGAATCACAAAGCGATATTATTAGAATGATTAACAAAAAGATAGGCTCAGAAATTTATAGCAATTTCATTCCCAACTACCGCAACCTTGCAACCATCTCTCAAATCTTTGGCACAGAGATAGGAGTAAAGCATAAGGTTTTGCTAGAGAGGACAATCATTCAGGGAATTATTTCAAAACCAGAGGAAGTTGTTGAGAGTAAGAATATGCCACATGTCGATGACTTGGTTTATAAGAAGGTTGTTGAGAATTTTAACGCCAAGTACGGAGAAGAGCTTGATGAAAACCAGAAGACCCTGATTGGAAAATATGTGACTCTGTTTGGAGATAATAGCTTGGAGTTTAAAGTCTATTTAAATGAGGAGCTTCACAGACTGAAGACAGAGGTCAAAAAAATGACCGAAGTAAAGGACATCAAGGACGATGCAGATCTGCAACAAAAGGTTGAGCTTGTTTCTGAAAGGATGGAGTCTTTCAAAAATCAACCCATCGACGATAAAATGATTCAACAGGTTCTTAAAATTCAAGCGCTAACCAGGGAGATCGTGTTTTAATGGCCGTAAGAGTTATCATAGGAGACCAGCCCCCAGAAGAAAAACCTTCTCCTGTTGCGGCAAAGATCGAACTTGTCATTCGTCGCACTATGGATGGCGACTACATGATAATGGACCACGCAGAAGTGGATATTATTGTTATGCCCAAGAAAATGAAGGTTGTTGCTTTCCCAAAAGATTTGATGTCCGACATGGTTTATGGAACCGAAAACCGGTTGTTTAAGTTTCTCGCTAGCAAAGGTCTTATCGAAATTGGCTCCGTTCAAGCAGGGTCAATCTACGGCTCACTCGAAGCTCGCCTTCTTAAAAGCGATAATTTCGATACAGTCAAGATGATGATCCTAAATCTCCAGAAATGGATCGACGAGGAGCGACCTTATTTTGAGTTTGTCGACAAACTTGAAGATATGGTGTCTGATCGATTTGTTGATCCAAACGATGAAGAATCCACAGAGCTTGGCGAGATTCCGCACGATCATAAGAAAGGTGCATTGCAACCAATGAAGGGTAACGCTCATCACTGGATGTCTTACACTTATCAAGAGTAGAGGTCAAATTGGAACTTTTAACATTCGTTCTCGCCGCCTATGGAATGACGCAATTATTGTGCTACGGAGTCATCTTCAACAAGATCCGACCAAAACATCACTTCTTCCATTGCCCCATGTGTGTGGGCTTTTGGGTAGGAGTTTTTTTGTGTGGAATAAACGGATGGACAGAACTATTTACTTTCGAGCATACTGTCGCTAACTATTTTGTTTTGGGCT